GGTACACAAAGCACCCCAATTTAACATTTCCCAACGCATTTTTAACAGTTGCTAACACACTTTGGCACGGTTTTTGCTGTGCCACAAATACCTTACATTTTACGTTTATTTAACACATTTAACACACCGTTAACACTGTTAAACTTTCATAAAAATTAGGTTGCAAATGTTTCACGTGAAACGGTAGTAAGTGATGTTTCACGTGGAACAAAAGTGTTAACAAGTATTAATTTTATCCATTAATACTTTTTAACTAAAATAATTTGGTGGTTTCGTAAAATTGACTTATCTTTGCACCGTGTTTAGAAAACATATAAGTTTAACAATTTAAATTAGGTAAGTTATGAACGAAAATTTTAATGAAGTAATGTTTAATTGTATTACTAGCGTTAACGCTTTGATGACTAGTAACGAGGTTGCAAAAGATGACAAAGCAGTTATCAAGTTGAACCGCTTTAAGAAGTGGTTAAACGAATTTGCAAGTGCAAACGGTCTTAAAGAGATTTAATAATTAATCTCTTTATAAAAACAGAAAGTTTAACGTTAAATATTATAAGTTATGGCAAAGGGTTTTAGTTTCGCTAGCACATTTAACAAGGCTAGTTTTGGTATTGATACCACAGATTTTCCGTTTGTGAAGTTAACAGACATTTACAACGGTGAGAAAGACGGTGGCGGTGATGTTGTTCACCCTATTAATGGTATGTACGTGCATAAATCACAGTTAGGTGACTCGCCCGTTATTATTGACGCTGAAAACAAGCGTCTAGTAAATTTGCCAGCATTTACGGGTGACACGGTACGTGAGATTTTAGCTAACAGTGATGCCGTAGATGCTATTAAAGCAAATAAGGTGGGATATACTATTTATGAGTACGAGTCGCACGCAAAGAAGTGCTATGGCATTACTTTTGTAGATAAGTAAGAGTGGTTTTTGGGTGATATATGTGTAACGGTGGGGGCGGTTGTTTTAATTAATAATCGCCCCCTTTTTATATTTATTTTATGGCAAATAAAAATCCTATCGGGTTTAGTAATCGTACATTTAATGCAACGAAAAAAGCCCGTATCAAAAAAGAAATTATCAATGCCGTTGAGTCTAGCCCTAGTTTAAGAAAACAAATTTCGAAGGTTTTTCAGCAGGCAAATAGACGCATTCAGAATATAGAGAAAAACGGTGTGGTATCTCCCGCAGTTGTGGCATTAAATAAGGGTGACGTAAAAGGTTATTCAAAGTTTTCAATGAAACATAACTGGAACGACCTAAAAATCGAATATTCTAAAGCTATCGCATTTTTGCAGCAGCCAACATCAACGGCAACGGGTGCAAACGAATATGCCAAACACTTAAAGAAAACATATAAACTAACTGACGATGAGTTTAGTTTAATGCAAAACAAGTTAATAGGCAAAATCTCTAGCGTATCAGACGAAAAGTTTCTTGAACAATATTTAATGCAGTACAAAGATTTTACGGGCGAATTGGAACAAGAAAGTCGTGATGTGTCCGACCAAATAGAAAGTGATGCCGTTAAAATTGCCGACAACTTACAAAACAGTATTGATAATGTTGGTGAGGTCGTGGAAGACACGGTGCAAAGGATTCTAGATAGTTTTAAAAATTTTGGTCTATAATGAAAAAGATTCCATTTGAATTACATACAGAAACGTACACCCCGAAAGATATTGCAAAAGTTTTATCTTTGGCAGTGAACGAAAAGAATTTCGTTGGCAATAATAAGGGCGAAAAGTTCTTAAATGTGCCCGTTTCGTTTGATATTGAAACAACGTCTTTCTATAGAGATGCTGACGGTGAAACATATAGTTACGACCGTTACATTAAACTAGGTGGAAAAGATACAAAAATGGAAAAGTGTTCTTTAATGTATGTTTGGCAATTTGGAATAAACGGATTCTGTATTATTGGTCGCACGTGGGAAGAATTTTTGGATATGTTATCAGAAATAGAAATAATTCTGAAACTAAATACAAAAAGACGTATCATTATATACGTGCATAACCTAGCATACGAGTTTCAATTTTTCCGTGAGTTACTGTTATGGGAAAAAGTTTTCTCTATAGATTTACGTAAACCTATTTATGGAATAACAAAAACGGGTTTAGAGTTTAGATGCTCGTATCTTTTAAGCGGTTATTCTTTGGCAAAGTTAGGCGAACAATTACATAAATACAAATGTGAAAAGTTAGTTGGTGACTTAGATTATAGCCTATTACGTCACAGTAAAACACCGTTAACACAAAAAGAGATTGGTTATTGTCTGAACGATATAAAAGTAGTAATGTGCTATATTCAAGAATTGATTGAACGTTATAAGGGCATAACAAAACTGCCACTTACGAAAACGGGATTCGTGCGTAAATATTGCAGGTCTATTTGTTTCAAAACAGAAGATAACGAAACGGGGAAAACCGTACCGAATTTTAAGTATTTAGATAAAATCCATAGCTTAAATATTACTGGCATAGAAGAATTTGAAATGTTGCAACGTGCGTTTGCAGGTGGTTTCACGCACGCAAATGCTAAATACACCGATGAGGTAATAGAAAACGTTGATAGTTATGATTTTACTAGTAGTTACCCTTATGTGATGGTTTCAGAACGTTTTCCTATGAGTACGGGTGTTTTTGTACCCATTAAATCAATGAAACAATTTGAGTTTATGACAAGCAAATTTTGTTGTGTTTTCGATATTGAGATAAACAACATTTTTGCAAAATCAGAAAACGAAAATCCTATTTCTGTTAGTAAGTGCTTTGTAAAAGAAAACATATCAGAAAATAACGGGCGATTGGTTTGTGCAAAACGAATATGTATGACTATTACTGAAATAGATTTTAAAGTTTTCTCGCAGTTTTACAGCTGGGAAAATTTCAGAATTGGCAAAATGATTTGTTACCGCAAAGAATATTTGCCCACCGAATTTGTGGATTCAATACTCCATTTGTACGAAATGAAGACGAAACTAAAAGGCGTGCGTGGAAAAGAAGTGGAGTATTTAAATAGTAAGGAGATGTTAAACAGTTGTTATGGTATGTGTGTTACAAACCCTTTGCGTGATGAGATTTTGTGTGACGGTGAAACGTGGGATATTGAACACTTGACAAGTGAAAAGAAATTAGAGATGCTGACGAAATACAATGATAGCAAAAACCGTTTTCTTTTTTACCCGTGGGGTATTTACGTTACCGCTTATGCTAGACGAAACCTTTTCACGGGAATTTCTGAATGTGGAGATGACTATATATACAGTGATACCGATTCAGTTAAAATAATGAACGGTGATGCCCACAAAGCGTATTTTAAAGCATACAATGATTTGGTACAACAAAAGTTACGTGCAGCTTGTAAATTTCATAAAATACCTTTTGAAAAGGTAGAACCCGTTACAATAAAAGGGGTCGCAAAACTTTTGGGGATATGGGATTACGAGGGGCGTTACAAGCGTTTTAAAACGTTAGGGGCTAAACGTTATCTAGTTGAGGAAGAAAACGCCCTTACAGTTGACGGAAAAGACTATAATTATTGCATAACGGTGTCGGGTGTGAACAAGAAAGATGCAATACCGTATCTGTTAGAAACATACGGTGAAAGTGGTATCTTTGACGCATTTACAAATTATCTAGATATTCCACCGATAGCAACGGGCAAAAATATCCATACATATATTGACTATGAGCAAACGGGAACAATAAAAGACTATTTGGGTACGGTTTCAAGTTACGACACGGTAACTGGCGTACACCTAGAACCAACGGGGTACACTTTGAGTCTTTCAGTTCTTTATATAAACTATTTAATGGGAATAAGACTAAAAAAAGAATAATATGAAACAGAAGAAAGAAAAAGTAGAAACGCCAAAGTTTTACAGTCTTTCTAGAATTTTGGCAAAGAATGCCGATTACAACGTTATATTCGGTGAACGCTCAAACGGAAAGACTTATGCCACGTTATTGTATGGCATAAAAGAGTATTTGCGCACGGGAAAACAGATGGCGTATATCCGTAGATGGCGTGAAGATTTGCGAGGAAAACGAGCTGAAAGTTTATTCAGTAATCACGTTGCTAATGGTGTGATTCAAGAATTGACAAACGGCAAGTTTAACGAGGTGTTTTACGTGTCGGGTAAATGGTTTCTTTCGTCTTATGATGCAGAAACCAAAAAACGTGTACCCGATAGCACACCTTTCTGTTTTGGTTTCTGTTTATCAGAACAAGAACACGAAAAGTCTAGCAGTTACCCGAACATAACAACGGTCGTTTTCGATGAGTTTTTAACTAGACGTTACTATTTGCCCGATGAGTTTATGCTTTATATGAATTTATTGAGCACAATAATACGACAGAGAAACGATGTGAAAGTCTTTATGTTGGGTAACACCGTAAATCAATTTTGCCCGTATTTTACCGAAATGGGTTTAAAGCAGGTAAGAGTGATGGAGCAGGGAACGATAGACATTTACCGATTCGGTGAACACGGTGCAACGGTCGCAGTAGAATATTGCAGTACAATTATAAAGCAAAAAGCAAGTAACAAGTATTTTTGCTTTGATAACGAAAATCTGCAAATGATAACGGGCGGTAAATGGGAATTGGCAGTTTACCCACATTTGCCCGTTAAATACAAACCGAAAGACGTGTTATTTGTGTTCTATATTCAGTTTAATGAGATGACTTTGCAGGGAAACGTTATTCAGATAGAAGACAAAGAAAACGGGGTGAACAACTTTATCTATATACATAACAAAACAACCCCGATAAAAGACACGGAAAATAGCTTGATTTATTCGCTGCAAATGAACGGTAAACCTAATTATAAGCGTAAATTACTAAGTACTGCCACATATTTGGAGGCACAGATAACTAAGTATTTCGCGACAGATAAGGTATTTTACCAAAATAACGAGATAGGCGAAATTGTTAGAAACTACCTAATGGCAAGTGCTAGGAGCAATATCATCACTTAATATCTGTTAACGGGGGTTAAAATTGTTTCACGTGAAACAATTTTCCCCCGTTTTATTTGGTGAAACCAAATAATATGGGTATCTTTGCAACGTAAATAATAAAGTTAAAATTTACTATATGGATATAAACGGATTAATATCGCTAATTAGTAACGTGGGGTTTCCCGTAGCGGTGTGTGTCGCCCTTTTCTTCTATATGGAGAAACAGAACGAAAGACACCAAAACGAAACCGACAAGTTAAACGAAACGGTGCAAAGTAACACGAAAGTGTTAACTGAACTTTGCACGTTAATTAAAACGCTTATCAAGTAATGAAAAAAGAAAACTTATATAATTTGTACCAAACAGAAGTAAAAGACAAAGACACGGCATTAAATTCGTTTATGCAACGTGTTCTTTGTATGACGACAAAAATGTTTGAGTACAACGGAACACCCGAAACAATGCCGCCCGTTGAACTTGAAAAGATTCTTCAAACAAGCGGTAACGTTGGAATAGCAGAAGTTAACGGAAACTTGTATGCTTTGCAGGGCACACGTGGGGGCGAATGTGACGCTTATTATCACGGAAAAGATTATGTGGTAGCAAACCCGTGGCTAAAGCTTGACAAAACATATAAAATAGATTCCGATATTGTCGTTATCAATAACACCCCGTTTGCAGATTCAATACTGCCTATTATAGGCAAATATGGTGTGCTATATACTGATACAGTAATAACACTCAATATGACGAGTATTTTAACACGCATTACAATGTTGATTTCTGCTAGTGATGACAAGACAAAACAAAGTGCAGAATTGTTTCTGCAAAAGATTTTGGACGGTGATTTTTCCGTTATCGGTGAAAATGCATTTTTCAAAGGTGTAAATATGCAAACCCCACCGTCACAAAGTAATTTGCAGATAGGACAATTAATAGAACTTTTGCAGTACTATAAAGCGTCTATGTTTAACGACCTAGGTTTGAACGCAAATTACAATATGAAACGTGAACGTTTGAACACTCAAGAAGTTTCAATGAATATTGACGCATTAATGCCGTTTGTTGATTCAATGCTAACAGAACGTGTTGAGGGCGTAAAACGTGTTAACGAAATGTTCGGTACGGATATAACCGTAACACTCGGCTCAAGTTGGAAAATTGAACACGAAAATTACTTGTCTTTATTGCAGGAAACAGAAGACGGGCACGACCACACCGACACAGAAGACGTTGACCCCGTAAACGAAAACGAAACGGGCGAAACAGAAGAAACACAAGAAACAGAAGAAACAGAAACGGAAACAGAAGAAACAGAAGAAACAGAAGAAACAGAAACGGAAACAGAAGAAACACAAGAAACAGAAGAAAAAGAAGATGAAGATAAATGAACTTTTCACGGGTGAAAATGGTTTATTTGAAAAAATCTTTAAACCGCTTTTTCCCGTCTTGTATCAGTCTATTTTTGGAGATGATGACCCGAAAGTTATTGATACGGATTTTCGTTTCAAATACGGAAACAGAACACTAGTAGATGCCATCACAAACGAAACTGCAAATGATATTGTAAAAGGTATCATAACAGTAAACTTTGATGCGTGGCAAAAACAGATTCAAGTGTTTAACACTGAATATGAGGTATTAAACCCGATTACTGAAAAGTTAACGGAAACAACAAGTACAAACGTTGACGAAACGGGCAATAATAATACTATCGATTCAAGTACAACATTTAATAATGGGGGATTTGGCAATGACACAAAACAACAACGTGACACAACGGGAAGCAGACAAGAAACGGGCACGAAAACAAGTGTTAAAAACGGTGTTCCGTCTAGCTATCTTACTAGTGAGATTATTCAAAAAGAAATAAATCTCAGAAGAACAAATTTCAAAATGCAGGTTATTACAGAACTTGCAAAAGAGTTAACATTAGATATTTATTAATTTAAATTTTATAAAATGGAGATTAAACAGATTTACACGCTTATTAATAGCGTTTCAAGTGAGGTTTTGGGCAAAACCGATTTGGTGCAGGAAGACCTTACGGGTGTAGTAGATTTGGGCAACGAGATTTTTAATCAGAATGCCGTTGACAACTACGTTAAATCACTGGTGAACCATATTGGTAAGGTTGTTTTCGTGAACCGCCCTTATGCAGGCAAAGTCCCTAGTGTTCTTATGGATGCATGGGAATTTGGTAGTGTTCTTGAAAAGATTTCTGCTGACGTGCCCGTTGCAGAAGAAAACGACACGTGGAATTTGCAAGACGGCAAAGAGTACAAACAAGACGTTTTTCACAAACCAACTGTTTCTGCAAAATTTTTCAATTCGAAGGTGACGTTTGAGGTGCCCGTTTCAATTACCGAAAGACAAGTAAAAGAGTCTTTCAGTAGTGCTGAACAACTTAACGGTTTTCTTTCAATGATTTACTCGGCAGTTGAAAAGTCTATGACTATCAAGACCGATGCACTTATTATGCGCACAATTAACAATATGATTGCTGAAACCTTAGACGCTGATAAAGCTGCATTTGGTTGGATTGCTTCTAGTCACGAAACAGTGGATTACAGTACGGCAAGTACTGTTAGATGCGTAAACTTGCTCAAATTATATAACGACAAGACGGGGGCACATTTGGCTGCAAATGCTGCAATTACCACACCCGATTTTATACGTTTCGCTGCATATACTATGGGGCTATATTCAGACCGTTTGCAGACAATTTCAACACTTTTCAACGTGGGAGGTAAGGAACGTTTCACACCGAAAGACGTTTTGCACACCGTTTTGTTGTCTGATTTTGCAACTGCTGCAAAGACTTATCTGTATGCTGATACATACCACAACGATAACGTTATGCTACCAACGGCTGAAACCGTGGCAAGTTGGCAGGCAACGGGCAAAGACTATGCTTTTGCCAACGTTTCGAAGATTGACGTAAAATCTGCTAGCGGTGCAGCCGTTTCTATTAGCGGTGTTCTAGGTGTGATGTTTGACCGTGACGCTTTGGGTGTTACTAACTTAGATAAGCGAGTAACAACAAATTACAACGCAAAAGCAGAGTTTTTCAACAATTACTACAAATTCGATGCAGGGTATTTTAACGATACCAACGAAAACTTTGTAGTGTTCTTCGTCGCCTAATTGGTTATTGTTTAACTGTTTGGGGCGTTTCTCGTAGGTGAAAAGCGCGGGATTCGCCCCATTTTACTTATAAGATATGGTTAAAATAAAAACTTATGTTTATGACGGTGAACCAAACCGAATAAACAAGACGTTGCAAGAAAACAACGAATATACTGGGGTGCTCAATATGACGTTTAACGTGTTAAACCCGATTATTCGTTTCAGAACTCGCACACCCGTAACGTTTAACTATGTTTATATCGAAAGTTTAAACCGTTATTATTTTGTTTCTGAAATAGAACAAAATGGGGATACTTGCACGGTACACTTGCAAATAGACGTACTTTTTACTTATAAGGATATTATTTTAAACAGCTCGGCAACGATGACAAAGGGTGAAAATGCAGGCGCTTATAGCTCAAACCGTGAAAATGTTTACGATTTGCGACCAAAACTCCAAAAGTTGGATTTTTCGAACACGGGGTTGTTTAGTGATAACGACCACATTATAATGGTGACTGTAAAAGGTAATTAATATGGCAATAACGACAACAAACAATGTAATAGGCACGACCGTTACTGTAAAAGAAAAAGGTTTAGGTTACGATGTTACTATTAAACCAAACACTAATTATAATTGGAAAGGGGGCAAAGTAACAGTAACATTTCACGACTCTAAATACTCGCATACGTTATATGATAAAAAGATAACGTTAACGATTCCTAGCAGTGGAACGGAAACTGTTATTGGAAACCTAGGTGATTGGACGCAGGGCGACCCGAACGTTACTTTTGACGGTGACGTAACTAATTTTACGGGCGAACATTTGTATTATCACGATTTGGTAAACAATATACCAAATACAAGTATAGTGCAGGAAGATAAGGGCGAACGGGAATATTCGGGCATACAAGTTTACTGCTATCTCTATCTCCATATTACGTGTGATTCGGGTTTTAAAATGATTCGTGACACGATTAAATTAAACGGGGCTAACGTGCCACGCCAAACGTGGAGTGATGACGATACAAAGTGTACCCTTAAAATTCGCTCAAACACAAATAGTCTTTATGATACAAGACGTACCATAACGGGCGAAACTGTTAGCACTGGCACAAACGTTAAAAACAATATAACGGGTGATGTAACAGAAACGCATACGATAGACGGCACAAATGTTTCTGTTACTGTTACGGGGCAAAGTGAACGTGCAAAATTTGTAGGCGTTACCGTTACGTATGTTGCTACAAATGGAGAAACAAAAACAATAATACCCGAACAAACAACCAACATTATAAATGTTGTTTTGGACGATGTTAAGCAGGGTGCAACCGTTACTTTAAACGGTGCATACCGTCTTGTATGCGTAACTGCTAACGAGATGACGGGGTGTGACGTTTCGGGGCTGAAAGATTTCTATGTAGAAAACGAGGTCGCAAATATTACGGCAACGGCAACGGCAAAAACTCATTTTGACCCCGAAAATTTACCGTTTGCTCAATGGGTTACTACATTACACGGAACAACGGAACACCAATTTACTTTAAGTGAAAATGGTAAAACGGCAACGTTAAATTTCACTTTTCCTAATGATGTAGAAAGGGTGAGTGATTCCACTTTTACTCTGCTAGGTGGCACGATGCCCGATGTTGAGATTAGTGGATATGGTAGCATAAACGTTTATTTGGTTAACACCAAAACGTTAAATGAGTTTTCTAAGATTCGTTTCACCAAAAAATTAAATGAGTCTTATGAATATGAGTATTACGACATAGCACAATATGTTAACTCGTTGCATAAAGTTTTCGTTGACGTGCCAAACGTTTCTAAAACGTCTTTAAAGATAGCTAACTTTGACACGGGTATTGAAACAAATAGCGTTGACGATTCAAAGGTACACGTTGACTTTGGAACTGTTTTGCTACCTAGTTACTCCAATAATAGTAACGATTTTAACGTTAATATTCAGTGTTTCGTGCCGTTTGTAGGATTCGTACCGATAGATAGTGATTTTATGGGTAAATCTATTAATTTAAGTTACGATATTGACCTAGTAACGGGATATTGTGCTTATAATATGAAATGCGATGATATTGTTATCAATAACGGTGTGACTAATTGCAGCAGTGAAATAATATACAAGACGTTGGCAAATGACGAGGTAGGAACGGTCGGGGATTCTAGTTACTTAAATTCTGTATTGATGGGTTTAGAACCTTATATAACGGTGAAATATTATGAATCGTTGAAAGATTCTATCGAAAGTACTAAAAAGCAGGTTACTATTAATACCGTAAATGGTTATGCTCAATTTGAAAACGTAAATTTGAACACTGCAAATTTGCTTGTTGACGAATATAACGAAATAATTTCGCAGCTTGAAACGGGCGTATATTTATAAAAGAAAGGGGCGGTAAATTTACCGCCCTTTCTTTATTTCTTTTCTAGATTCATTATTATTTGGTTACGAGGTTTGCCGTTACGTGGGCAAACAGAAACGTGATACCAAAAACTGTTAGAACCTTTGCGATGTTCTTTTATAAGTTGGTCGTAACCGCCCGTTTTTAACAGAACCTTTTCTAAAGATTCCATATCAGCGCAAATTAAATCGGCAGCCAAACCCTTCAAATGTTGACTGTTAACAACCCCACCAACCGCTTTATTCAACATCGGGCAACGATAACCGCTAGAAACCAAAATCGGTTTACCTAGCTTTGCACGAATGCCGTCTAGATAGTCTGCTAAACGGTTTAAGTTGTCCACTACATCAAACGTGGGTGTATTATCAATACCCAAACGTTTTGCCGTTGCTGAATTGATAAATTCGGATAACTTAAAATACTTGATTTTCTTCATATTTATTTCTCTTTTGGTGAAACTACAAACCATTTGCGGGTGTCTTTGTGTGTTGGAAAACGACCTTTTACGGTGATGGAGCAATCACCCGAAAGGTAGTCTATTTTGTTATTAAAAAACTCGCTAACTTTATCAGAACGTACCATATAAACGGTGCTGACGGTATCACTCTTAATAGTGATTCTAAAATAAGTGCAACCCATATATATTAATTTGTGCCCGTGAACAAGTCACGGGCTATTAAACATTTAATCAATTCTTTCACTTGTCTGAATAAGCTGAAAGAATGAACTAACACCTTTGCCTAACTTATTACAAATTTGTGTAACACAACAACCATATTCGTTTATGTACTGTAAACTATCTTTTGATTCAAAGATAGTGCAAACGTCTTTGTCCACATTTGGTAAACTGTTATGTTTGATGCAGTTTATTTCGTGCCCATACATAACCTTTGCAACGTCTTTAAAAACACCTATTACTGCTTTTGTGTCACGTGATGTTTCACTCTTTATTCTAACACCGTTAACAGATATAACGGTTTCGAAATCCAATGTAATTTTGTAAATTGCCATAACCTTTGTATTTTATGCCCCGTGATAAACACGGGGCGGTTAAACTTACTTTTCAATACCTAGAATGCCATAACCAACTGCTAATAAGCTAGTAATAACACTATCTTTTTGGCTATCTTTTACAGTCATTTGACCTTTGCCGTTAACACCGATAAATTTAATTGTAACCATAATATTTATATTTTATTGTTTAACTTATGTTTCTTATTTCTGATGCAAAGGTACGACTTTTTTTCGAAACCACCAAATTATTTTTGTTAAATAGTGTAAAATTTTAAATTTTAATCTTTTTAACATATACCATCTTTTGTTCCACGTGAAACATCACTTACTACCGTTTCACGTGAAACATTTGCAACCTAATTTTTATGAAAGTTTAACAGTGTTAACGGTGTGTTAAATGTGTTAAATAAACGTAAAATGTAAGGTATTTGTGGCACAGCAAAAACCGTGCCAAAGTGTGTTAGCAACTGTTAAAAATGCGTTGGGAAATGTTAAATTGGGGTGCTTTGTGTACC